GAACGGCAGGACAGTCCCATCTGGGTTTGCAACAGTGAAGCTAAAATCACGGGCTATGGCAGATAGTGACAAACCAATCTCGATATCAATCAGCTTTTCGTACTGAACGCCGTTAACCTCAACCGTTATCATCCGTCAACACCTTGACTGCCCCACTCATGTAGGAGAGGTTAATTTCTTGATTAAGAGAGGCAATTTCAGCGCCTCGAGTACTGTCGTTGTAGAGTTTGAAAGATAGGAGACGCGCCGGTTGAGTATTGATATCAATAGTGACAACTCGGGCAGCCGTGATCTTCTGCTCATTCAATAGGTTATTGGTCTGAACACGTAAGTCATCCAATGCATTTGATGTCTCAATATTCAAAATCTCAATGCCTCATATTTACCTTCAAGATCCCGCTGGACGTTCTCAATTTCATCAACAGTGCGGTAATCTATCAGACTGGCTGCCTCATAAGAAATTGACAGGGCCGATACCTGTACTGCTTCATTGAAAGCCGTGTTATTCCGCTGCCGTTCGATCAATCCTGCGGTGGTTGGATTGATAGGTATGTCATCTTCGCCAAAGGTAAAAAACCGCTGAGCCACTGTCAACGTCTGAACTGGTATGTCATAAAGCCCAGAGATATCTTCAATAAGCTCAGTAATTCCTTCGCCCATGCCTTTAGAATTGTTTACCAAGCCATTGATGTTCCTGCTAAAGCTATCGACTTTCGAGAAATATCCGGCTGATCTTGATGATGATATCGATGTCGTGGTCACAAAAGCCCTGATAGAACTCACTAAATTATTGGCCTTGCTCTGGGCAGAACTGTAATTGCCTGGAAAATTGTTTGTCACAGTGTATTTCTCTGTGAAATCTTCAGTAACTGCAGCAATGGTCGATTCACGCCGGTTGCTTATACCGCTTGTAGATATCCTGGTAGCAGACGGAATCCCGTCTGAATCTGATATCCTAAACGTGATAGTTATTTCAATCCGGCCTAATGTCTTTACGCTCTCAGGGAAAACAACGCCTGGCATAGCGACAGCGTTCTCTATCCTGCCGTGAAATGGATGTATTAGCGTACCTGGACTTCCATCTCCATCAATAGCATCCATGAGCGCATCGCGTTGCACTCGGTAATCTACGCCATTAATTACAGCTGTAAGCCGATAAATTCTGGGATTTCTTCCTTGGTCCTCGATGTTATCAACGTCGCTATTGGCAAACGAATGCGGTATCTTTGCGCGTCCGATTTCTGTTTCAGTGTCGTTGCAGGCAAATCGAACTCCTTTATATTCAGCTTGTTGTAGATTTTCCTGTCTCATCGTCCGGCTTCTCCGATACCGATATTGCCGGCAGGCCCGCCGAATGGGGTCTCTTGTTCGACCGAATCAATCTGAGAGCCAGGGGATGCACTGACTTTGATCTGGCCGTTTACCGTTGCATTGGCATTGGCGGTTGCGATCGCAGGCGACGCGACAGCCAGATTATTCACCGACTGAGCATCGCCATTTAGTCCTGGGATATTATCAGGAGATACTAATTTCAACGCGACTTCCTGTGTCGCTATAGATTCTGGTGGAATGAATTTCAATGCTACTTCCTGCGACGGTATTGCTCCTGGTGAAATTAAATTAAGAGCAACATCTTGCGGGGCTATGACTTCAGGCGGAATTAAATTAAGAGAAACATCCAGTGTCTTTATAGCTTCAGGCGGCACTAATTTCAATGCTACTTCTTGTGTCGATATGGCTTCTGGTGGTATGAGTTTCAATGCAACTTCCTGCGGTGCTATGGATTCTAGCGGCATCAAATTAAGAGCAATATCTTGCGGCGCTATGGCTTCAAGCGGGACTAATTTCAACCCAACTTCTTGCGGCACTATGGCTTCAGGTGGAATTAAATTAATTGCCACGTCCTGATCTGGAAGGTCAATAAGACCTATGCTGGCAGCAAAGCCCTTGAACTTATCGAATACACCACCCAGAAAATTAAGCGCACTCTTTACCCTATCGATCACACTGGCAATCAAGCCGTCAATGAATGTCACCACAGGGCTAATAAATTCACCGATCTTGCCCAGAGCAGCGCCAATTAATTCACCAGTTGATTCAGCTATAGTGACTATCTTGAAAAGAACATCCCCCACCGTTTTACCCATCGACTGGAAAATACTGACAATGGCGAACATGGCTCCACCGACTACTTGCCTCGCCTTTTCAGATGTCTTCATAAATAACACTATCGAAGCGATTAATATAAGTACCAAACCAATTGGCCCTGTCATAAATGCAATCGCTGTACCGATGGCTCCGAATCCAACTGCGATAGCCGGTAATGCGAGGCCAATAGCGCCCACTATCAAAAGAAGCGGACCTAAAGCCGCCAGCACGGCACCGACTATCAAGATAACCCTCTGCATAGTTGGGCTTAATGTATTCAGGGTATCGATGAACTTGATCAATTTATTATTAATCTTGACACTAATAGGAAGAAGTATTCTTCCGAAAGTCTCTTTGAGTTCAACAGTCCTTTCGCTTAATCTTCTCGACACATTAGCAGCGGCATTTTGGGTTCGAGCGTAATCCCCTTGTGCATTCTTCGATTGATCAATTGCAATAGCGAGTGTGGCCTGTGCCTTCGCTTCTGCTAGACTCGCAAATCTTGCGCCTTGAGATATTAGGGTAGTGATTTTCTTTTTAACTAAATCTTCTGTGATCGCTATACCCAGAGACTTCAATGATTCGCGCTCACCGAGTAACGCCTTGGTCAGCGCAGCACTCGCGCCTTCGGCACCGCCTGCGAAGTTAGTGAATGATGCTAAGTCTACAGCGAGTTCATTAACTTGATTTGATAATTCCAGCGCCCCTTCTTGGGTGAATCCAAATCCAGTTAGAATGTCGGCGGTGTCGCCGAGAAGCCTACGAGCAGTAGTTCCTGCCAGGCCAAAGTTTTTAGCAAAATTATCAGCCATCGATTCAGACTCGACACTTATATCTCTGAAAATAGTAGCGAATTTCGATCTGGTTTCTTCAGCGTCAGAGGCTGCTTTAGTAGCAGATCGAGCAGCCAGAATAAAAGGCAGAGTTACTGCCACCGTCATGCCTAAGCCGATATTGCGAACGCTTCGCATAGCTGGTTCGAATTTGGTTTTTATGGATCTTGCGAGGGCAGAAATCTGTATTTTTGTGGCGTTTGCTTTTGCTTTTATAGAGGTCAGCGCCGGAGATAGTTTACTGCTTATGGCCCTGGAAGCTGATGTGGCACTGCGGCGTACTTTCTCATTGGCTGCAGCGACTTTCTTAGCAATGGCGGAATATCGGTCTCGAGCTGTGAAGACATATGAAACATTGAAGGCCATTACTATTGTCCCGAATCAATTATTGCTTTCTCCCATTCAGCAGCCTTGTTGGAAGCATCAATCGTGTCGAATAGTTCATCCAGCGGCAAGTTGATCAGGTACTCAATTGGTGCCCCTCCTTGCGCGAACCTGGCGATCTTCATACATTCCAGGTGCAGTTTCTGATAGCTTCTTCCATGAACTATCAGGTAATAAAATTTCCGATATACTCCCCGCACAAGGCATCAAAATCTGATGGGACCATCCTATCGATTAGATGGGGGGTTAGCGGCACCTGAGCATCGACCTGTGCCACCCCACAGGTCAGCAACTTCCTCATGTACAGATGCAGCTTTAGCAAATCTCCTTCTCCGCAATGCATGGCAACTATCGTCATCATCTCGCCGCTATCTACGTTCTCCGCATCTTCCTTGGCCTGTTCACGAGCTAACTTAGCTGCCTCAGCATCTTCAGAAGAGATATCGATACTGGCGACCAGCCTACCCAGCGCCTTCATCACGATTTCTTTGACCGGCGCCACCTTGTCCATTTGCTTCATATTGAAAGCAGATATTGTAATGGATTTAGCTTCAGCTGATTGGCCTGGCGAGTTATCGGGTTTGTATTCGTACTTAAACCCGTGCTTGAGTTCGAATTCTATAGGTTCTGAGTTCATTAAACCGCCGCATCTCCCTTAAATTCAACCTCAATCTGCGTATCAAACCCGAGATTGATTTCTGGTTTATTGGAAACAGTCGCGTTATTTATTGTCCTGACTAATTGCTGTTCAGCACCAAGAACAGTTTCAACACCAGTCAACGCAAGGATGTTTGTGTTGTTAGCAACCTGCCAGGATCGAACAAGCTCAATATTCGCTACTGTTGGTAAAAGCGAAAACTTGAGCGTGCTAAATGCCTCAGTCAAGTTTTGGCTAAAATCCTGAGTCACGACATTGCCAACGGCTTGGGCTCGAATAACCTTTTCAGGCTGCCCCTCATCGAACGACAACGTATTTGGAACTATGGCTATTGATACGCCATTAACCGCCAATTCGGGATTTGCAACTGACATTATTCACTCCTTAATCTGTGATTAAAGCTCTTCAGGATCTTCAGGATTTTCTTCGTCTTCATCCTCGCCGATTACACCAGCGACTACAGCGAAAACAATCTCGATCGCGCCGTTGATGACACGAACCTGAGTAACAATTGGAATCTTGACAGACCAGGTTATGGTCCCGGTCAGTAGATTAAATGCTACGATCAGATTATCCGGACTCTTCACGAACTGTAGATTAGTCTCACCACCTCGAGCCAGTGCGAAATCAGGACCGGTCAGAGTGGTATAAAGCTCGATGATGGCTGCCGTGAATTGCTCTGGATTCACCATGGGTCTGCCAGGAACCAAATCACCATCAGTCATGCGAGTTTGCGAATAACGCGCTCTGAGATTGCTATCGATGAATTCACGTATATTCATCGAGGTATCGAAGAAGCTTGCAAACTTGAAGGTATCGTCTGGATTTCCACCGGACAACAATCGAGTAGTAAATACCTCTCCCAGTGCGATCTGATTGGCCTTCGAGTTGTTGGTAATAATAGAACCGCCAACGAGATTTAACGCATCTACATCAAGCCGGCTCCAGCCACGGCCTTTCTTGAACGGGGACATGGGGAAAATAGGGGTATTGAAAAGCGGGCGTGAAGCCAGGGCCGGTCCACCGGTGCCATCGCTGCCGCTGGTACCGGCATTGATATCGGCGATGGAAGCGTTTTCAGTGAGTTTCAGAGCCCGTAGTGCGCCAGTGTACGCAGAGATTACAGCAGGGAGTTCTACAGCCGCAGGGCCTGTCAGGGCAGTCAGGCTTTCGGTCTTTTCAGCAGTATAGACAATTACGCTATTCAGCAACCCGATAGTCGTGGTGTGGTTGGATAAAGTGTCCATCTTGCCGACAAATCCAAGTCCATCCAGAACAGCATTGGTTGAATTAATACGGCTGTCCACCAGGGTGGTCAGTGGAGCGACATCCGATGCCCAGGTCCAGAGAATGGTTTGATAGCGTTCGTCATCTATCACGTCGAATACACCGGTGAAGACCGGATCAGTAGCGCCGCTGGCCATTGCAGTTAGAGCGACAGTGACACCAGCAACGGCACCAACAACCTCGAGTGCTATTTCATTGCTTACTTCCCCTTTGTTAGTGGCAGTTAGAGCAACGGAGCCTGTGGTATTCACACTGGTAACAAGAATAGTCGTATCGGCAGCTATGGCCGTGACAAGGGTGTCGCCGATCGCAGTAGCAGTATCACCGCTGGCAATTGCTACAGAAAGGGCGTGTTGCTTAGCTGACCCGATAATGACCGTCAGCGTGCCCGCTTCGGTGGCAGTACTACCAGTGAAGTCCACTATGCCTGTAGCAGCTGCACCGCCGCCCGCTTCATCCAGGAAGATAGCATCGACTTGAGATTCTTCGTTGACTCGGCGCACAGCGCGAACTATTTCAGCACCCAGGGACGTAATACCTGCAAGGGTATCGGCATTTTCCTCGATATTCTCATTCAGATCGCCGGCGACTGCGGTACCAGCGGTTGTCAGTTGGCTGACTACAAGAATTCTTTGCGGGACGTTACCGACATTCGTGATGGCGCCGGAAACATTGGTCGTTACTTTCGGAGTACGGACTTGTGTCATTTGTCATCACCTGCCGGTTTTGAAGTTGGTTTAGATTTCTTGACTATCTCACAGCAACCGTCGATTGCAGCATCTTTAAGTCTGTCGCGCCACCAGCGGTTTATCGGCGTTCCTTGCCTATCGACAGTCACTGTAATGATCTCGCCGACTTGGTGTCCTCCTTTGCCGGACTTGTGTGTCCTGTAGTGAGGAATCGGCTTCAATACTTTGATATCGGCTTTGGGCATAATATTACCTTACAGTGGTTCTTCGTCGGTATCGATGGTGGTGTCAATCTCTTCGACACCTTGATCAGTGGTCAGTGTAAATGAAATATCACGCAATGCAACATTCAGAGGAACAATATCCAGGTCAAGTGTATCAATCTCGCCAGTTAATTGAAATTCAACCATGTGTGAATAGATGGCCGTATCATACTCCAGTTCATCATGCATGACGAATGCCAGGGTGCCTGTGTCGGTCGCAAATCCAGAACCTGCAGCAAATCCTTTCAAAACTTTAATAATGAATCTAGCGATATCCTGCATGTTATCCCTGGCAGTGGCCCCGGATGATTGCTTTGTTACTTTTTGAAACACTATACAAGTGACTGCCTCAAGTATTTTCTGCTGGCTGGAGCCAGATGGACCCCCATCAAAAACCCCATCATTCAATGAGTTTCTATCTCTGCTTGCGATAACAGAACCTAACACCACAATCAAAACTAGTTCACCGAGCACTATATTGTTGATATTCTTAGATTCAAATATCTGTCTGGCTCGGTCCGGGTCTATAGCTGCCCGTATGCGGAAACCAGTGACCAGCCGCATGTCGGTACCAGCGGCGTCCTCAGTGAGTGCCTGTACAAGCGTGTAGGTGAACGTAGTGCTGGTTGGGACGGTAACGGCAGTGACAAGCCCGTCATAGCCCAGCGGCAGACCAGGCTCCTGTAATACAGGGGATCCAGTGACAGATGTGGGTCCAGAATTAGCCACAGTGATAGTGAATTGTCTGCGATTCTGCACACCAAGCAATGGGAATGTCCCATTGAATTCAGCTTCAATAGCGCCAGATAGAACAACCGCAGTAGCAAATCCATCAGTAATAGTGAGGTCATGATCGATTGATGTGACTACGGTGGCGACGGTGGCCACCCGGGTTATGGTCGAGATAGTCACCGCAGCATTGGCACCAGCCACAACCGCTTGCTTGCCGATAGACAGCCCGTGGTCTGTGGATGTCGTGACAGTGGCAGTAGTACCGGCCGCAGTAATTGACAATATCGTCTTTTTGTCGGTGAACCTGTCCGTCAGCAATGGTAGCTGGGTTTTTAATCGAGTGACGATATCTCTGGCTTTCATTGGCTTTTAAGCTTCAATCCCAATTCTCTAGCGAAATAATTGGTGGTGTTTCTCTGCAGTGCTTTCACCGTATTTCCCAAACTTGGACGCGGTGCAATATTCCGGGTCCCGCGCTCAAGGAATGCAGCGTATGGCGCGTCCCGGATACCGAATTCCATCTGATCAGACCCCTTGAGCTGATAACCACGGCCTCTGCGCATCCGCCCAGTTCGGTTAGCGGCAGTCTGGCCTGGCGCTGAGGCGGTATGCCGGCGACGGCGCCCACTGCGGTCACGGCTGATAGTGACACGGCCTGTCTTATCCTTGGACAGCATTTCTCGGTTCAGTTCGTCAGTATGGTCTTTCCCTA